AGGAGGTATAGTTATGTTTGAATTACCTGATTATACCGGGCGCGACCCGGAGCATATCAAAAACAGCCTGACGTTTTTCGTTTACCACGCCGGACATACGCTGGGTGGGAAAAAGAAAATTGCAACGCTGGAAGCGATCCGCGCAGAAGCGGCGAATTACGGCATCGAACTTGAACAGGAGGATTTATATAATGGCTAACAAACCGAAACCCGAAGCCGACGAAAGATCGGCTATTATCACCGTTGGCGGCGCGGAGTATGAACTGATACTCAGCACCCGCGCCACAAAGGAAATCGCCAAGCGGTACGGCGGGCTGGAAGATCTCGGCGAAAAACTGCTGAAGGCCGAAAATTTTGAAATGGCGCTGGAGGAAATGGTGTGGCTGATAACCCTATTGGCGAATCAGTCCATTTTGATCCATAATCTCAGAAACAGCACGGAAACCCGCGAATTGCTGACCGAGGATGAAGTGGAACTGCTTACCACCCCGCTGGAGCTTGCCTCGTACAAGGCGGCGATCACGGAGGCCATGTTCAAAGGCACGGCCCGGAATATCGAAAGCGAACCCGCAAGCGGCGACGCCGAGGGCGACGGCTCAAAAAACGGGGCGACCGGGTAGACGACGCGGAGACGTTTACCCGGTTGTATTATTACGGAACGGTGCAGATGGGCATGAGCGCGGAGGAATTCTGGCTCATGCCCATCGGTCTGTTTCTCGACTTGTGGGAATGCCACAAACAATTCTTGGGGCTGGCAAAGCCCCTGCAATATATGTCAATAGACGACATTATTCCGCTGGATATTTAACGAACGGAGGTGAGGATGCGTGGCGGATAATTTTGGATTGAAAATCGGCGTCGAGGGCGAAAAGGCGTTCAAGCAGGCGCTTGCAGACATCAATCAGGCGTTTAAGGTTCTCGGCTCCGAAATGCAACTTGTTACCTCGCAGTTTGATAAAAACGATAAAAGCGCCGCCGCGCTCACAGCCCGGAACGCTGTCCTTACAAAAGAAATCGACGAGCAAAAGGCAAAAATCGTCACGTTAAAGGCCGCGCTGGATAATGCGTCGGAGTCCTTCGGCGAAAATGACAGGCGGACGCAGAACTGGCAGACGCAGCTTAATAAAGCCGAAGCCCAGCTTAACGGCATGGAAAAGGAATTGAAGTCCAATAATGCCGCGCTGGTTTCCAATTCCGACCGCTACGACGCGCTCGGGAAAGAAATCGAAAAAACCGCCCGTGAATATGTCAAGGTGCGGAATGAATACGGCGCCAACAGCGCCGAGGCGAAGGCGCTTGAAAAGAAGCTGAAGGAACTCGGCACCGAGCATAAAGCGGCGGGCAAGGCCGCCGATGCGGAGGAAAAGGCGGTCGGTGACGTTACGAAATCGCTCGGCCTGTATCAGCGCGAAACCGATAAATCGACAAAGCAAACGTCCATTTTCGGCGACGTGCTGAAAGCCAACCTCGCGTCCGAAGCGATCAAGGCCGGTTTCACCGCGCTCGTCAATATGGTGAAATCGGTCGGCACGGCGGTCAAGGGCTTTGTCGACGAAAGTACGCAAATGGCGGCGGAGGCGGCGCAGTCGCAAACCCTGCTTACGCAGGTTATGCGGAATATGATGGACGCCACCGACGACGAAGTCCAGAGCCTTATACGGCTGGCGGAACAACAGGAAAAATTGGGCGTCGTTTCAAAGACGGCGCAGGTCACGGCGCTGGCGGAACTGGCGTCCTTTGTCGAGAAAAAGGACGCGCTGGAAGATATGCTGCCCGTGATGAACGATTATATCGCCTATCAGTACGGCGCCACCGCGTCCAACGAACAGGCGCGAAACGTGGCGACTTCGCTCGGCAAGGCGGTTTTCGGCAATATCGACGGGCTGGCAAAGCAGGGTTTCGTATTGTCGCAGAATGAAAAGGAGTGGTTCAAGACCGCGACCGAAGCGGAGCGCGTCAAATTCGTTATTGACATGGTCAGCGAAAGCATGGACGGCGTGAACTACTCCTTGGCGCAGACCGACGCGGGCAAAATGGCGAACCTCAACACCGTTATTGACAATACCAAAATCGCAGTCGGGCAAATGGCGAACGAAGTCAAGGCGCAGATTTTGGGGCAGATGCTGCCCTCCATATCGAAGCTGTCGGACACCTTCTTGGGCGTGTTGCGGGGGCAGAACTCCGTCCAGTCGCTGGCGAAAGCGTTTGACGACGTGTTCAAGGATATATCAAATATTATCACGACGTTTTTACCGAAGCTGGCGTCGCTCGGCGGCCAGCTTGTAACAGCGCTCGTCACGGGGCTTGCAAATAATATCCGTATCGTGGTCGACAGCGCCCTGATGATCGTCAACCAACTATTGAAAACCATACTGGATATAATGCCGCTTTTAGTCGAGGCCGGGGTCAAATTGATTATCGGTTTGATTGACGGCATTATCCGTATGCTACCGGATATTTTAGAGGCCGGGGTTTCCATCGTGTCAAAACTGGCCGAGGGCTTGGGGAACGCCGTACCCATACTCAAACCGATAACCGGCGCCATTTCCCTCATAATCGACGCGCTGCAGGCGATCATTCCGTATATCCTCGCGGCGGCGGCAGCCTTCGGCGCTTTTTATGTGATACAAACAATTTCAAACGCGATGAAGGGGCTGACGCTGGCTACGGCGGCGCAGACTATCGCGCAGAATATCCAAACGGCGGCGACCGTCGTGGCGACCGCCGTTCAATGGCTGCTCAACGCCGCTATGCTGGCAAACCCCATCGGCCTGCTGATTGCGGGCGTCGCCGCGCTTGCGGCGGGGATCGCCGTGCTGATTATGTGGTTCAACCGTGAATCCGAGGAACAAAAGCGGCTGAAGGAGCAGACAAAAAAGCTGATCGAGGAAAACGACAAACTTATTGAATCGGTCGGAAATACCAAAGCGGCATATAACGAAAAGACGGCCAGCATGGTGAACGACGGCGCCGCCGCCAAGACCCTCGCGGATAAAATCGCGGATTTGTCGGCGGTCGAAAATAAGTCCGCCGAGCAGAAACGCCAGCTTGCCGCGTATGTCAGTATGCTGAACGAGGCTATGGGCGAATCGGTCGTTGAGTACAACGAGGAAACCGACGCCATGAGCCGCAATATTTCCGAGATATACAGCCTGCTCGAAGCCCGGCAGGAAGAAGCGCGGGCGCAGGCGGCTCGGGAACGCGCGGTGGAAATCGCCAAGGAACAGATGGCCGTCGAGGAACAGCTTAATAAAATCAACCGTCAGCGGATCGAATTGGACGAGGCGATGGCTGCCGGTACGATTAAAAAGTCGTTCTATAACAAGGAGGTCAAAAAGCTGGCGGAGTCCGAGGCTGAATTGATTGTCCAGCAGGACGACCTCATTATCAGTTTTGAGAACGCGACGCAGACCGTCGCCGAGGCCGCCGAAAAACAGGCCGCCGCGAATGAGGCTATGATTGCAAGCTCCGAGGCTATGACCGACGCTTTGAAGGAAGCCTACGATATACAGGCGGAACTGGCCGAAAAGAAGATACAGCGCGAACAGGAAGTTACCGAGGCCATGACGCTGGCGGCCAGCGAACAGGGCTTGACGCTGGACGAATACAAGGCGAAATTAAAGGAAACCGAAAAGGAAATTGAAGCCTATACCAACGCCGCCACGGAAATGTTCAAGAAAATGAACGATAAATCCGAGCTTTCCGTCCGTGATATGACCGAAAACATGAAGCACAATCAGAAGGTCTTGGAAACGTGGGCGGATAATATCGCGGCGCTGGCCGAGCGAGGTATCGACAAGGGGCTTTTGGAACGGTTGCAAAAGGCCGGGCCGGAGTCTGCCGGAACCGTCGCCGCTTTGGTAAAAGCCAGCGACAAGGAATTTCAAGAACTGAACACCGTTTTTGCGAACGGCTCTCAGGTGGCGACCGACGCTATGCTGAAACAACTCGGCCTGCCCGACGTTATCAATTCCGGGGCGGATATGGTGGACGATATTGCCGAGGGCGTAAACAACAACCCCGGCTTGCTGTCGGCCACCGAGCGTATGATACAGACTGCGAAGAAAAGCGCCGCAGATTCCGTGGTAAACAGTAAATTTGACGACGTCGGCAAGTCGATTGTCGAGGGCGTGTATCAGGGCATATCGCAAAACGAGCCGTGGTTCCGTTCACAGGTCACGGCCTTTTTCAAAAATATTGTCGGCGACGTCAAAAAGTCGCTGGGTATCGCCTCGCCGTCAAAGATATTCGCGGAAATCGGCAAGAACATGGCCGAGGGTGTGGGAATCGGGTTCGGCAACGAAATGGACAG